CCGCTGCTTCTTGAGACGCTTCTTGTTCGGCAGGAGCTAATTTAGCTTTCCACCGCTCTTGTAGCTTTTGTGCACCAAAATAGTGTTCGGCCTCTTGTTCGTAATGGTCCTCAACTATTCTAGCGGCGTCGGAGTATTCCATGATTTCTTTCGACTTGATATAATGCTGCTGCATTACCTCCGCGACTAAATCATATGCCCCCCGATGCTTAACTAGAGCATACTGTTCGTCATTATCAACAAAGTTCTTTATGTTGTCAACAAGTGTTGCCTTGGCTCTATCAAGCCGCTTTGTCTCAGCATCTCTTCGTTGCTCATCATACGCGCCTTCAATCTTTTCAAGACGCGCTTGCAGCTTTTCATTCTGCAAACGAAGCTGCTGCTCCTCTGTCGGATTGCCTTCATTGATGACTTGCTGCGTTAAGTCATCATAACTGATTCCAAGCTGCGAAAGCAGTGCTGCTGGGTTCTCTTTTGCCAGTCTTTGGATTTCTCCAATCTGACCTTGAGAGCCTTCAAGCTCTGCAATTCTTGCTTCCATCTGCTTAACGGAAGATTCTCTTTGACGCAGTGCGCGTTCTTTTTTTGCAATTGCAGCAAACTGCCGAGAGAAGTCTGGGCGCTCTTCTGCCTGGACTTGCTCTTCTGCTTGCTCTTCTGCTGCTGATTCTTCTACTGCCTGCTCCACAACCTCTTGTGCTGGAGCTTCTTCTACTGGTGCCGCTTCTTCTGTCATATTCGCTTAACCCCTCTAGTTTGTTATTGGATAGGAGCAGCCATTTGCTCGGCTGCAACTTCATCCGGTCCCATGTTTGCTGGTGGAGCACCCATTTCGGGTCCTCCCATTGCTGGCGCTGGCGCAGTTGCCCCCTGTGCCATCGTCGAAAGCATATCGATAGCCTCCTGCATAAATCTTCGCAGAAGGTCCAAATTCTCTTCAGGCGCATTGTTGATTTTCGCTCTCAAATAAGCACTTTGAATCATTGCAATCGCCATTGCTAAGTTCATGAATGGCTCTGGCGGATGGTATCGACCGTGTTCAACCATATCTTCAATCATAAGCTTGATTCCGTCTGAAGATGCTGTTGCCAACTGGTTCACTGCCTCTAAATCCGGGTAATCCAGAAGACCACGAGCCTCTTGATTATCAATCATTCCGGCCTGTACCATTTCAATGACCTTCTGGAGCTTCGCCGCTGGAGTTGTAGGTAGAAGTGAGGTCGGGTAGACCTTCATCACATACTGGTCTCGCTTTAAATCAATATCGGACCATTTTATGGACTGTATGTCTTTGTCCCCATGACTAAGCACCTCGTAGGCATTTCCTTCCTTGGAAATCTCTCTAGCAAGCTCAATCATCTGCTCAGCAGCCTCTAAGAACAGTTTTTCGTAATGCTGGGCCACAATCATAAAGCGCTCGGTCTCAATGTCTTGAAATTCACGCAATGCAACACCAGAATCCAGTCCAGAAGGCTTTTTAGACTGAGCAGCAAGCTGAGAAATGCCTGCAATTTCATATGCACGCGAATACAGCCTATCTAGGTGAGCAAAAACCTCTGGAGAGGTTGTACTTGGTGCAACCATCTTCGTAGGCGTCCCATTGTACTTAACAATTCCCCAAATTTCATTATTTAGGTGCCCTGGAACAATTTCGGACCCATTTTCAATGAAGACCTTTGGGGTAGCGAGGTGCATCTGCTCTTGAATCATAGATAGCAAATTATTGATTTCTAGTTGTAATCCTGTGAGCTGCTCAGCAAGCCCCTGCCCCCAAAAGCCCATTAATCGGTTCGACCAGCGAATAAACACGAAAGGAAAATCACTTCTTTCCCATGGCTCGTCTAAAAGTGTGCAATTTTCGATTGCAATGACTCTTCGCCCATCTCCTGCACCCTGATAGCAGGGCAAGTGCCAAGCTTCGATGCATTCAACTTGCTCAGAAGCTTTATATTCAGAATGCCCCTCTCCGTAGCTCACTGCTTCGTTAATTTTCTTCTCTGCTTCGGGAAACATGCCAACCAAAACGTCTTTGGCCATAATCTTGCGCCGAAACATCTGGCGAGGCTTCGCATACCGAGATTCATGGTCATCAACCAAGATTTCACCCGGAAATACGCGCTCTACTTCAATTTTTCCGTCTCCCTGGTAAATATACATGCAGCCAGTGCCAAAAACACATGCATCCATGAAAACTTGCGGAGCAATCGAGTAAATGTCGGTTGCATAAAACTGACCATCGGTAAAACGCTCCAAAAGCTTAGCTTTCTTCTGCATGGACCAATTTCCGCCATGAGTAAGGTATGTAGCTCTTGGACGAGCCTTGGCAACCTTGGCTGTTACGGTGTCACACATGCTTTGAATGATATTGAGCGTAACCCGGTGGTTTGTGTTTGGTGTACTGCCCATATCACCAAAAGAGGCCATGTCAGTGTAGTGAGCGTTGCCATAAAGAGACATATGAGCAACATTGTCCTGCTCTCTTCCGCTCTGGACACTAACAACCCCAGCAACAGCCGAAAACAGCTCCTCATGAGGCTCTGATTTTTCGTTCCACCAGTAATTTACAATCTTCATTGTCTCGCACCTTTTAGTTTAGTGTCCATCTGTCTTCCCACCATGGGCCTTCCTTCGCACTGCTTTTGGCTAAGGTAGAATCCCACATGCGTCGTTCTTCTTTACTCCAGCCCTCTGGAGTAGTGTCGACTTCTTCTTGAAAGGTATAGTGCCGACTTTCGCGCCACATATAAAGAGCTGCATCACTTAAGTGGTTGTCAAAGCGCCCATCTTCGCGCTTCCCTGAGTCATCCCATTGCAAAATATCCCACTCTTTCAGGATTTCTCTGTCGATGATTTTAAGCTTACCTGTCGCAAGGTCATCATTCATCATCTCAATGTAGGTGACCTTGTTTCTCTTCTCAGCAGCCTTTAGCGGCAACCCATGCCTTTTCCTAAATTCCTCAACAATCGATTTACCCAAACCGCCCGTATCCGCCACCATACCAATAAACTTGTAGGTGTTTTCCATAGAGCGTATTTCTTCAGCAATCTCAGTTGGAAGCATGTGGCTTTTCTTAAAAGAATCTACGATGTACAAATCTGGCAAATCCCGAGAGAACGCACCCCCCACAAATGCTGTCGCATCTTCGTATCCTAAATCCACCCCCAGCACGTATTCCCAGTCATATTCATTACTTAGTGAGCCACACAGGTTTTTCTCGCCATACTTATAAATCAGGCTATCGTCAGATTTGACCCACTGGCCTCGCCACTCACGCATATAAACCGGGCTAGTATCTGACCAGCCGCGTTTCTTTCTTCTGTCTGCAAGCCATTCACCGGCATGAGGAACATGCGGGTTTTCTAGGATGGTCCAAGAGTGATTTGAGTATTCATCCCTAAGTCCAGTTGTGGCTTCAAAGAAAATCCCCGAGCAGTGACTTGCCGGGGTTCCAATCATTGCCAATGTGCCATCGTAATCGATTAGGGCAGGTTCTAAAACTTCCTCAATAAGAGAAGTTAAGTGAGGGCCAAAAGATGCGGCCTCATCAATGACAACCAGCTGGTACGCAGAGCCCCGGAGCTTATCAATCTCAGCCTCATCATCTGCACCAGACATAATGATTTGAGAACCGTTGGGAAGAATTGCAATAAGCTCCGAGGCGTTGAATTTAATGCCCAGCATGTATTTCTTATCGGCCATCTTTAGCTCTCGCCACATCAGCCGTTTGGCTGACCGACGAGTCAGAGCAATGTATGCACAAATGGTATGGGGCGATTGGTGCGCTGCCTCCAGCAAGTAATAGCACGAAGCATAAGTCTTGCCCGCACGTCTGGAACACAGCGCGGTCTTGGTTTTACATGGATCGTCGATAAACTCCAACTGATAATTGAATAAATCATCTCGCCACTTGTAGATTCGGTCGCCACTGACTTCTTCCTCTGTCAGGGCAGAGGTATCCGCTTTTCTTTTGACCAGTTCGCGGATTATGTCGTGGCGTTCGTACTTCATGCTACTTTCTTCGGACGACCCCGTGCAACCTTCTCAATCTTCATCCAGCTGATAGCTGTTAAAGGAATGACAAATGTCCCTTTGGTTTTGTGACTAACTGTCACAAAGTCCTTCTCTAGTTTCAAATCATAATCACCATAGTTCGGATTCTCAACGCTTATGTAATTGTTGTTAAGAAGTGGTTGTGATGTACTGTTTAATTGTATCGCTAAAACCTTCATTCAGGTGTCCTCCATAAACGCTTTTAAAACATCAGCATGTTGCAGCTGAGGGCTATAAATTATTCTATCTGTCATCCACGGGGCCATATAAGCAGCCATTACAGGCTCTCGCAACCCGGCCTTCTCAATCAGCTTCTTGCCAACCCCGAACCCCCGAAAGGGCTTTTTCACATACATAAACTGAGCAACTGGC